ATGAAAAAAATCATAGCAACAGTAATTTGTACTTTCGCCTTATGTGCATTTGTACATAAGGCAGACACAGCAAACAACGCAAATTTATCTGTTAAACCTACAATTCAATATATGATGACGGATCCTGGTGGGCTTTAGGCTCAAAATGAGGGGATTTTAAAAAGACGCTACTTCGGTAGCGTCTTTCGTGCATTATAGGCTATAAAACTTTTTAAGGTAAAAGGTTAAAGTTTTAAGATTGTGATTTAATTCACAATATAATATGAAGAAACCGAGGGGGGTAAAGTATGTTAAACATTATTGAAAAGGATAAATTAGAGATTTTAATTAACGCAGCAAATAAAGGGGACCAACAAGCTATAAATTACTTGCAAATATTGTTTGACCATGTGAGCGAGTTCGAAGAAGCAAATAAAAAAAAGAGGATTGTTAGCGTATAATTGCTATCAATCCTCTATATTGTCTACCATGCCGTTTAACATTTTGATAATGAATCGTTGTTGTTCTTCAGTCAACTTCTCGATTCTGTCTACAGCAGTATTCAGTTCTATTTTTACTTCAGATGCCTCATTTTCACTGGAATTTCTATTATTTGTTCTTCCCAGGATGTAATCAACACTAATATTACCTTTCTTGGCAATCTTGTTAATCGTTTCTACTGAAGGGTTTTTTCTACCAAGTTCGATCAACGATATTAGAGATTTACTAACTCCTATAGATTCTGCAAATTGACTCTGACTTAGTTTTAATTCAGCACGTATTTCTTTAACACGTTTGCCGATAGCATTCTCCATTTAAAATTCCCCTTTTTTATAAAGAAATTAAATACCATTCTATATATAAATTAACACTATCGACTACTCTAAGACAACTTTTTTTGTTTTTTTTGAAAAAAATCAAATTAAGTGTTTACTAAGAGTAGTCGATGGTGTTATTATGAATTCAACGAAATAAACGAGGGTGATTCAAATGACTCAAACAATAAAATTAAACACAGAAAGAGCTAGAGAGCTAAGGGAAAATTATGGTTATACTCATGGTTATGTTGCTCAACAACTCAACTGTCATAAAAGTGCATATAGTCATATTGAAAGGGGTTTTAGGCAACCGAGCATAGATAAGTTAGGGAAACTATCAGAGTTATATGGTGTCTCTACAGATGAATTATTAAAAAAAAGTACACTATAGGTGGAAATTTTTTTAGACTATTCGACTACCCTAGGTAGTCTTAGGAGGGGGACGAAAATGGATCAATTACAGGTCGTTGAAAATAATCAACTTACATTAACAAGTTTAGAAATCTCTGAAATGTTGAATAAACGTCATTCGGATTTATTAAGAACTATCGAAGAATACGTATTTGTTTTAGAAAACGCAAAATTGCGTTCTCAAAATTTCTTTAAAGAATCTTCATATAAGGTTGAAGGTAACAACAAAACTTATAAACAATATCTTTTAACTCGTAAAGGTTGTGACATGGTAGCTAACAAAATGACTGGAGAGAAAGGGATCTTGTTTACCGCAACATATATTGAAAGATTCCATCAAATGGAGCAGGAGTTAAAAATAAAGCAAGCACATTTACCAATTAATCCATTTAATCAGATTCAACTAATTGCTATAGGTACCACACAACTAAATGAACGAGTTGAAAAGCTAGAGGTATTCTTTGATGAAAGATTAACAGTGGATTACGGTCAGCAACAAGCAATTAGAAATGCTTTAAACCGTAGAGTGTACAAGCTTTGGGATGACGGAACTATAAATCAAGTTGTTCATGATAGCAGAAAGAAACTTTTCTCAGCAGCATGGAGAGATGTGAAGTCAGCATTTGCTGTAAATAGTTATTGCAACATCTTACAGAAAGACTTTAATGAAGCGATATCATACATAAATGCTTGGCGGCCGAGGTTGGTGTGATTATGTATTTTAGTTATTTTGAAAGGAGCAAAATGAAATGGGATTAGATCAAATCATTAAAGAATCAATCCGCGAAGTTGTTCGAGAGGAAATCCAAGCGGCATTAGCTGCATTCCAACAACAAGCACAACCAAATAAAGTAATGCGAGTAAAAGAAGCGGCTGCTTATCTCAATATCGCAATTTCTCGAATGTATGAATTAGCAAACCACCCACAGTTTCCAGTAATTAGAGATGGGCGTAAGTTACTCTTTTTACAGAAAGATTTAGAAGCATGGCTTGAAGCACAAAAAGAAGAATCAAGCATTGTTTAAGCATATACGTATTTGATAAATAAGGAGGTGATTTAGTGGAAGATACAACATCGTTAGTTATATTCGCAATGTTAATCGCATGTGGTTCATGGTTGCTTTACATCACTTACGAACCAATAAAATAATGGGCTTGGAGTGATGTAAAACAAAATAAAAAGACCCATAGCAGTGGGTCCTTTAAGAAAAAATAGTTGCTATAAGTATACCACGGAAAGTAGGGAAATAGTACATGGATTTAAATGAATATCAAGTGCTATTACCTAATAAGTTCTGGGACTTAGCAAAAAGCAATGAAGAATTAAAAATGATGATTGAGCAATACTTCAGTGTTGGTTACCCGCATTATGAGATTCAACGAATTATCAATAGTGGGCAAACGCAAATTGCAATTTGTATTCGGAGGTAAATAAATGGCTAAATACAGACATGTTCAAACTACATTTTGGTCAGATCCAAAGGTTACAGAAGAAATGACACCAGAGGATAGATACTTTTATCTGTATCTAATGACAAATGAACATACAACTCAAATTGGTGTATATCAAATTACACGGAAACAAATGGCTTTCGAATTAGGTTATTCCATAGAAAGCGCTAAAGCTTTGCTAGATCGTTTTACGAAACATCATGAGTTGATAGTATACAACGAAGAAACGAGGGAAGTATGCATCCTTAACTGGGGGAAATACAACTTGATTAAAGGCGGAAAGCCAATTGAAGATTGTATTCAAAAAGAGTTAAAAACAATTAAAGACTTATCGTTGGTAAAACTTGTATTAGATAGAACTAAAAATGAGGTGCTAGTTAAAAAAATCAGTATTATGGCAGGGTTTGACGATACGTACCACGATACGTCAACGATACGTGGACAAAAAGAAAAAGAAAAAGAAAAAAATACTACGTCATCTTCTTCTGACGAATCAGATACAAAAGTATCCATTCCTTATCAAGAAATACTAAATTATTTAAATAAAAAAGCGGATAAGAACTTTAACCATAAAGCAGAAAGTCATAGAAAGTTAATTAGAGCCAGATGGAATGAAGGGTATACAGTTGAAAACTTTAAAACTGTTATTGATATCAAGGTAACACAATGGCTTGGAAAGCTTGATAGAGAAGGGAAACCTCTTAATCAGTATTTAAGACCAAGTACATTATTTGCCCAGAAACATTTTGATAACTATTTAAATGAAACAGTAAAAGGAGCGAAAAATAATGATCCAATTGCAAGAAACGGAGCAGTTTACTACAACGAAACTGAATTTGACTTCTAATCTATGTGAAGTGTGTAAAGAAAAAGGAATTAAGCAACGAACAATGATTTTTCAAGGCGAGGAAGTTTGTCCTAAATGTTATTTACAAAAGGACCACGATAGATTGTATACGGAATGCAACAAATATTACAAGGGTGAAGAGGAACGGAGAAGAAAAGCTTATTTCCATAATCATAGTTTAATCAGTGATCCTACAATCATGAATGCAAAATTTGATAATTTCATACCTGATTGTGATGAAGAAGTGAGTAACAGAGCTCAAGCTGTAACACATGCCCATAACATTATAAGCGATATGAAATATACATTAGTAGCTTCTGGAGATGCAGGAAGAGGAAAAAGTCACTTAATGCATGCCATAGCTGAAGAAATTAATGAGAACGGAACGCAAACTGTGTTGTTTATTAGCGAAAGTGTTTTATTCAAAAAGTTAAAAGCTACATTCAAAAGAGGTTCTGAGTTATCTGAAGATGATTATTTACAAAAAATAATTGATGCAGATGTAGTGATATTTGATGATTTCGGTTCAACGTTAGGTGATTACAGAGATATCAACTTGAAAGCACTTGAATTCCACAATAAAAAAGGGGAAGGGAATATTACTGATCTCCAAAGAGCAACAAAATATATGAATGATACTTATATGACCATTTTTGATGGTAGACAAGGAAAGGCTAATGGAATTGCTACAAATTTAGTAGGTGCAGCAATCACGTATTGTTATGACCAGCGAATCACATCTAGGATACTTGGTTGCAAATCAGCCATGACATTTAAAAATACACCTGATAGACGTAAGAAAGCTTTGCCTTTTTGATAAGTAATACATTTAAAACAAGGAGGAATAATCATGTGTGCATCATGCCGTAATACAGGAATTATTCGTAAAGAAATTTATTCAGGTGTGGATCTAACGGAAGGGTGTAACTGTGAAGTAGCAAAACAACAGCAAGAAGAAAATGATAAGCGTTGGAAAGCGTACTTAATTAAATTCGAGTCAATGAAACAAGAGTTGCAACGGAATCAACAACAAAAAGTAAGTTAACAAGGGGGAGCAAGTTATGAAAAATACAGGTGTTGTAAGAAAAGTGGACGAGCTAGGGCGATTAGTAATTCCAGTTGAATTGCGCAGGACCTTAGGTATTGCTGAAGGGACAGCGTTAGACTTTCATGTTGACGGAGAAAACATCATTTTAAGAAAACCAGAAAAGTCATGTTTTGTAACAGGTGAAGTGTCTGAATCCAACATCGAATTGTTAGGCGGCCGAATGGTTTTGAGTAAGGAAGGGGCAAGTGAGTTATTGGACCTTCTTCAAAAGAATGTGATGGAACATGCCTAAACAGCTAAATATTTTTGAAGTCGAGCCATCCGTTTGTGAATTCGATGTAATGAAGGCAAATGTAAAAAGAGGAAATGGACGCACTACATATGCAGATGTACGCGTTCATGTTCCAAAGAATGCAAAGTGTACGGATGAGTTACCACGCACAACAAAACAAGATGATCGTTATGACATCTTCGAAGAATATGTAATGGCAATTTGGAGATTTCAACGCGCTGTAGATAAATTTTTTAGTTGGGATACAGCAGAAGAGTTGTGTAAGGCGGCAAGGGATAAAAAAGAAATAATTCCAGTGCGGGTTTATTTAGGAAGTGGCTTTAAACCTGATGTTGTCGAGTACATGAAGTGAGAAAAAAGGGAGAGGAACATAGAACATATGAAGAAAGAAATCGATGTTACAAGTAATAAACTCCTTGTAGTAAAAGATGGTGAAATCCTTTCATTCAATCCACCAGAAAGTGGTTTTGGTGAGCAAGTCGTAATTTGGGTAAACGGTAAGGGTGTCCATGTCAAAACTACTTCTAATGAAAAGATAGATTAATTATTTAATAAGAAAGTGGGTTCGCTTATGAGTGTCGCAAGGAATCATGAAGTGATGAAGGAATCACGTTTGAAGGTATACATCGCTTTAGAAGAGGCTAACTTCATTTGGGATGAAAGAGATGTAGTTCGTTTTCGTGAAATGTGGAGTCAAGGGATGAGCTTACCAAAGATGGCAAAAGCTTTAAGGAGACACCAAGCGGAAGTTGCGCTTCTTGTAATAGACCAGGCTGATAAGTATTTGATTGAGAATCGTTCAATTGGGTTGGGCACATAAGAGGGAAACTACTTCCCTCTTATGTACTCTTCAGCGTAATCTGTTGTATCAGTTTGACACATTTCAGCAGAAACTTTTAATAAAAATGTTTCGCCACCGCAAGATTCACAATAGAAAGCGTCGGGTGGATTTATGTTTAAACAAGTATCTCCAGAATCATTACAACTATTGTATAAAGAAGTACCGCAACGTTTGCAAAAATGCGCATCTGGTGAAAAATCTTCATTTTCACAGTAAATACATTTAGAAAATCTTAATTTAGGATCATCTTTCATTAGTGATTACACCTCCTTTTCTAAATATAGTTTATAACAAAATGTAGAGGTTAGCACGTATGAAATAGATCCGTCCGATAAGTATATGATTGAACATTTAGTAAATAGGAAGGGGAAAACAAAATGAATTTAAATAAAATATTCGGAATGCAAAAGGTATTAGATACAAGAATCATTAAGGAGCATGGATTGGAAGGACAAAATTTATTTTACAACATGATTCTTGCTTTACAAGTTGAAATTGGGGAACTCGCAAATGAAACAAGATGCTTTAAGCATTGGAGCAATAAAGGTCCTAGTGAAAAAGAAGTCATTTTAATGGAGTATGTAGATGGATTTCATTTTATAGCTTCATTTGGGTATGGCATCGGATTTAAAACTAATCAATATAGCCTGGAATTATTAGAACATAATGCGAACGTCTATACCGCAAGTACGCTAGTAAATCAATTTAACAATGTATATGAGGCTGTATCGGAGTTTCGTGCAACTCAAGACATTGAGCTTTATGAGGAATTGTTGTACTCGTTCTTAGGTTTAGGTAAGAAATTAGGATTCACATTTGAAGAAATTGAACAAGGTTATTACAAAAAGAATGAAGTGAACCACCAGCGCCAGGATAACGGATATTAAGACCAAATTTGAATTTTATTAAGAAAGTGGACTAAAAGCGTTGATAACTAGATGGGAAAAGAGAGCATCCTCACTGAAATAAAAAAGCCCTGCACACAGGGCATCTAAAAGATACCTTAGCAATAACGACGATTAGGGGGACGTATTAGCTAAGGTATCTGGATGGATGGCTGCATACTAGGTATGCAATCAAGAGCATGGTTGAATGTATTGGGATATTCAACACGTTAAGAATAACATGAAATTTCAGTTAATTCATCCGGTAAATTTGTCCAAAAAAGGTGCTTCTATAAAAGTTTTTCACCTAAGAATTGGATTCATGGATCTTAACAAAAGCGTTATTTTAATCGGAATGGCAGGTAATGGACCAAATCACCTGCCAAGTGCCTAAACAGTCCGGAGGGGTAAAGCTCCGTTATGAAAGAGTATAGCTGACTCGTAGATAGTATGTGTAATGTAAAACAGATTATTCGTAAAGGGGAATGCAAGATGGGATACATTGAAAAAGCAATTGAGGAAATTAAAAATGATTGGTTCGCAGATCATGTTGCTGAAATAAAAGGTGAAGAAGGATTACAAGTAATTCAATGGGGTAAACCAGGTACAAATATGTACCGTACAAAATATGTATTATCTGGTGCGAATGTCTTTATTTCTGGTGATATCGGTGAATCGGTTTATAGATTAACATGTTTAGCAACATTAGAGAATATTAAAGGATTTAACCTAAGTTATTTTACAGGTAAATTAGTAGCGTTTTGTGGGGAGCGTTGGAACTTTGATAGTAATAAGGCAAAAAAAGAACTTAAAGAGTATTGGGAAGAGTATGAAATGAACGATCAAGAAGACGGAAAAGAAATGTATAGAAAAATCATGTCGGCAATTAATGAAAGTTCATCAATGAATGAATATCAATATTGGTTACATGATGCATATCACAGTACATCAATGGATTCTGACACGATTTCAGATGTTAGTGATTTCGGGAAAAGGTTACCGTATCGTTTAATTGGTTACTGGTTAGGATTGCAAATGGCAATTGAGCAATTAGAGAAAAATAAACCTGCAGCAGAAGCAGTTACTTTATAACAAAATAGTTATTTTATGCAGAAAAATAAAAGAACCCGCTGATGCTAAACGGATTCTTTTGTAACAGGAACACAAGGAACACCAGGAGGCTGGTCCAGAGCGACCTAGGTATTCACTTGGATGATATTACTATATGTAAATTGGATAAAACGGTTAATGGAAATTAAATGAAATTCTTATTGTATGAGAAAAAATAAAAGAATCCATTTTTGTGAATGGATTCTTCCCTTAAGGTGTGCAAGAAATTCAAGGTAACTTGACCAGAGTAACCTGTGGAAGTCCTTGTGATAATACTGTATGTAAAGGAGCCAATAAGGTTAATGAATTTCAAACAAAATCCTTATTTGAATAGAAAAAAGAGCACTAGGGAAAGCGCCCTTTAATCAAGACTCATATCGAAAAGCTTACCATGATTAGTGTATGTATGATTTTAATGTATGTGCAAGTTTTTTATCAAATCGTTATTTTAAAAATAAAGAGCGCTCTTGACACCTAATCATGAATTATTATGTTCCAGCTTAGAGTTCTCGGCTGGAGGAATAAAATAATCATGGACAAAGTTTTGATAAATCATACCGCTTATAAATGTAGTATAAAAGACTACACAAAAGAAGATTAAAATGTATTTAAATACCTTGTTCATATTAGCGCCACCTTAAAAGAGAGTTTTAATAGGATGGGTAAAAAAAGGTACGGTTATACAAGGATAGAGCGGTTAGCAGGAATAAAACAAAATCGTTATCTTGTGTGGAAGTGAGGTAAAGGTAATGGAATTGGTTTTATGGATAATTATCGGTATTTTGTTTGGTCACATCGTGTGTATAAAGTTGGATTTAAAACGCTCAAAAGAACGTTTAGATACTTATAAGGAAATGCTGGATATACAAAACGAAAAAATTGATGACGTTTGGGAGTATGTTAAGAAACTTTAACCAAAACGCTATTTGATCCATTATTTTATAAATAAAAAGAGCACATTAATATATGTGCTCTAGGTAAAGATCTTTAAAAGAGGAGTTTTAAAGAATTTAAATTGTCAATATACTATATGCTTGTCTTTAAAAAGTGTGACTGAAATAAAACTTTCATTTTAGGGAAAAGGGGAGTTGGAGCGTGAGCCCAAAAGTGTACGCCGTTTATAAAGGTGAATTGCTAATATGTATTGGAACTGTACAGGAGTGTGCTAAACATTTGGGAGTACTTCCTAAGACGGTATATTATTACAATTCATCATCTTATAAAAAAAGAGTCGCTATTAGAAAGAACGCTCGTAATTATTTAACTGTTATAGCGTTAGAAGATTAATATAAATATTTCATTTTGTAGAAAAGGTGGATGGATATGTGTACTTATTGGGAAGATGCTGTTAAAGCATTCTTTAAGAAACAAGAGCAGGAACGAAATAAAAGAGCAGCTAGCAAAAGCTAACTGCTCCACATTCGACAAAAGATTTCGGGCAGAAATCACTGCAAAGAAATCTGCTTATAGTTAGTATGTACAAGATTACGCTTAGTATTCAAAGAAATAAAAAGCAGCCAGCAAAAGCTAACTGCTCATGTAAAAAAATCGGAGAAAGATAACAATGTATCTATAGTATTAACGGAATTTTGAGTTTTATTCAGGGGAGGAAGAAGAAAATGATTCAAATTTGTCCGATGTGCAGCCAAGAAACAAGTAATCCAAATGATGAAGAAATTGATGTTGATTTCTGTGATAAATGTATGACAGCAGCAATTGATATGGAGGACGAGAAACAGTACAAACAAACGATAATAGGAATGGATTGGGGTAGTCCTGATGGTTCGTTTAGTGCTACTGTTACGGTCCCATATAAAAGAAACTGAACAAAATAATCCTTTTAATAGAAAGTGAGGTTAGGAGAATGAAACCCTTGAAGAAAAGAAAAATCAGAAAATCTATTACTCGTCGTGCAAAAGATGTGGAGAAGTATCAAGTGAATAAAGCTTGGAGAAACATTTTTGTACAAGCTGGTATTTTAAAGTGAATGGAAACATAATATAGTCCGGCTAGAAAACTAGAGGACACCAATTCATTAAAGCAGCAATTAAAGCTGTTTTAGTAATGGGTGTCCTTTTTATTTTAAAAAGGGAGATGGGGAAATGAAGGGGTTAAAGGATCAGTTACGTGAATGGAAAAAGCAATCGAATCAAGCAAAGAAGAAAAAGAAGAAAAAGCGAAAAGAGAAATTAAGTACTCGTGACATTGAGGATTTAATGGGGATGCATAGACCTTGTTATGAACGAAGACGTGGGGCAATAAGACAAAAGTAATTTAAAAATAAAAAGGAGTGGTCTTACATGACTAAACAATTATCTTTCTTACCAAAAATTGATAGAACAGCAACACAAGAGGAATTAGAAGGTGTGTTGGAAAGCGTACGTATACATAGACAATTTGGGATGATGCGTAAAGAAATGAAAGTCACTCCTTCTTATGAAGTACGTGAGCATGGTCCTACACATACAGTTGGAAAACCATTAGAAGATGTTGCTTTAGCAAATATTCAACAAAGTAAACGAGAAGAGTGGCTGGAAAGAATGTCAGTACGTATTGATCAGTTTCTAAATCGATTAGGGAACGGACGTGCAGGAAGCATTCAAAGAGATATTATTTATAAGCGTTATTTAGAAGAAGAGGACGTATGTGATTACATGGTTTACAACGAAATAGGGATGTCAGAGCGTACTTATCGACGTTGGAAGTCTAAAGCATTTTATAAGCTTGCTTTTGCACTTGGATTAGAAGTTTACGAGACAGAAGAGACTGGAGGTAATGAATAATGAATTTTGTTCAGCCAATACGTAATCCAGAAGAAATACAGCAGCTAAAAGAGTATTTTAAAGAAAAGAGCTTACGTAATTACATTCTCTTCATTATGGGAATCAATACAGGCTTGAGAATATCGGACATTTTGAAATTGAAGGTAGGAGATGTCAAAGGTAGTCATATATCTATGAGAGAAAAGAAAACCGGGAAACAGAAACGAATACAAATTACTGCAGCATTGAAAAGAGAACTGAAATGGTTTATTGAAGAAAGAGAAGATAATGAGTATTTATTGCAAAGTAGACAAGGGAGGAATCGTCCAATTGGTCGTAGTATGGCATATAAGATATTAAGCGGAGCAGCGGCAGAATTCGGATTAGATGAAATAGGCACACATACCTTGAGAAAGACGTACGGATATCATATGTACATGCAAACAAAAAACATAGCATTACTCATGGAGATATTCAATCACTCGTCAGAGAAGGTCACGTTACGTTATATAGGTGTAAACCAAGATGCAATGGATAAAGCAATGACTAGGTTTAAAATCTAAGCATTGCTTTTTCTTTTAAATCTATACAATTACTCATAAATTTTGTACTGTGTAACTCAAAAGGGAAAGTTTAATTAAGCCAATGATATCAAGGGATTTGGCGAAGGGGTCAGTTACACACAATATAAGATATGGGTAAGTGGCAGTGTCAAGGAATTGCATGGTGTGTATACATAAATATAAAATATAAAGGGGAGGTAATTGTCGTTCATGTTAAATGAAGAGCTACTAGAAGCAATAATTAAATATAAAAGGAATACTGGAAGGAATCCTAATATGTTACAGCTAAATCCAACTTATTTTAGAAGTATTTTAGAGGAATTGAATTATCCAGAATGGATTATTGAAAAGAAGATGACTGAAATGAAAAAAAGTATCTTCGGTGTACCGGTGGAACTAATAGATGAGATTGAAAAATTTGAAATATAAAATAAGTGGCAGAGTCGTGACCGCTTTTTGGCAGGAAATGTGCCGGTTGTTTTGGAATTTCCGTGTTATATTTGTATTGTGAGAAGTGGCGGAAAACACAACTCACTATGTTGTTTCTAAACTTCTAAACGGTTCATAATGACGGCACATAAAATCCGAAACCAGCAGATGGTACTGATTGAATGATACCGTTATTAGGGAGAGCTTTTGCTCTTCTTCCAGTTACTTAATAGTATTTAGTGTATAGATGCATAAAATATTATTAGGTGACTGGAAGAAGAATAAATCCTAAATTATCGTATATAAATTAATATAGGACAAATAGTCATAAAGCATCCATTAGGATGCTTTTAATTATGTGATAAAAAGTTGGTAATTTTGTATAGGGAATGTTTGATAAGGTAATCATGAGGAAAATAAATTATGGGGTGATTTAATATGAATGAAATTTGTATCGATGATAAAGTAGAGGTTATTTCAAGGTTCAATCCAGAGTTATATGGAAAAGTTGGACAAGTAATGAAGACTAAATCTAGTTCTCATGGAATAGAAGTAAGAGTAATATTTAATGACGGATATGAAACATGGATTGGTTTTGAAGATTTATCTATTATTTCAGAAAAATAATACTTTCTAATATATAAATTTGATATAATATATATGTGACAAATTTATATATTGGAGGTATGACTATTGGATTTTCGAGTATATCAAGTAATTTATCCAGATGATTTAACTCAACACGGTCAAGCGCTATACGAGTTTCTTGGTGCTATGGCAAAACAACCTGGGGAGCATAGGTTCGAATACTGCATTACAAATGATATTGATTATTCAAATGATATAATCACATTTTGTTTGAGTGAAGAATATCAATCAAATATCAGTTCAGTAGACGATAATAAAAATGCATATGTTCCAGAAGTATCACCGTACTTAAGTACATGTGTAGCACTAGATCTTCAAGAAAAGCGCCTTTTAGTTCAACATAGGGACTATCCACCTGATAATCTATCAAAGGATACTAATATGACACGATTATCATTAATGTTAAATCAAGCTTTTGAATCAGTTTGTAATGCTATATTTAACTATTTAGACACGTCTCGTGAGGCTGATGATGAAGATTTTGCTCATATTTTCAGACATTACCGAGTGACAATGTTAAGAGTGAGATTATTTGAGACAGGTCGATATATCTCAGAGGATACACAATTGTTTGAAAATGAAGTTACAGACGACCATTGGAAACGTGGATGGGCAGAAGATGGAAGTAGCATGCATGAGGTTATCCTTAAAGCGCCAGGCCGTGGCGGGGAAGGGGATTTAAGAGAATCTCCTATTGCTAAAAGTCTAATTAACTTAGTAAGAAAAGATGTCATGGAGATTAATTATTGGGATGATGATGGTGTTTCTGAGTCGTTATCTCGTGCAGATTTCAGAAGATTTAGTATAGCTGGAATTAATATTCATACGTTAGCTATTACTGCCATTCAAACCATTTCTAACGAAGTATACAATAGACGTGGTGAAGTTCGACGCTTTATTGCAACTAGAGAATTTGATTAATAAAAAAGCATCCATTTGGGTGCTTTTTTTATTTTGGAGGAGGGGTGTTTTAATGAGACTGTTTGAAAAGATTTGTTCGTTTTTTAAAAAGAAAGGCATGAAATTACAAATATTAGAGGTTCAAATAAATGATTTACAGCGAGAAGTGGAAAGTTTAAATCGATCTGTTTATGTGTTAGCAACGAAAATAGATTCGAAAGCGGATAAGGCAGATGTTTTCCTAATGATTAAACAATCTGAAGTGGTTAAAAAAATTAATGAAAGCGAACCAATTAGAACGGATTGTAAAGTTAACATTAAATTAGATGGAAAGGTTATAGCGGAATCTATAGCTGAACATACAGCGGATTCAATACAAGGTCGTGTAATTAAAAGGAGTGAAATAAATGAAATTAACTAAACAAGAACAAGCGGTTGCAATTGGCACTTTCATTTCAATGTTAGGACAGGAACTTGTGAATGAGCGTATTGATAAACAGAAATTAGAAAGTGTACTTCCTATCTTTAATGAAATGCAAGATAATACAACGCCAAAGCAAAAGAGAGAAGCAATGATTAGTTTGCTCGGTAAAGCGGTGGATGAATTCATAGAAAAGTAGCCATAAAAAAAGGAAAAGCAACTCGCATTGGGGTGCGAATCACTTTTCCTGATGGCAATGTTAACCTTATTATAACAACTTGTATTTATTTGGTAAATATATAATTGGAATATTCTTTAAAAAGAGGTGAGGATAATTGGATGGTGTTTTAAACGGTAAGATTGCTGCACTTGGTCTTATGTCTATTGATAAGAAAGCATATATCAAATACCTTAAACCGCTTGAAAAAGCGCATAAAAAGTCTGGATTAGATGTTAAGTATTACAAGCTCTATGGTGGGAAGCCTATGTTTTATTCTGTGGAATACCTGGAACAAACATCAATAAAAGAATTGTTGGAAAAAGATAAATGGAGAAAGGGTTTAAGTGTAAGGGGTGAGATAGATGTGTGAGGTTCGAAATGAGATTAACTATTATCATACTTCTAAATGTTTAGTGTGCGGTCATCAGGATAGAGTAAATTATCCATCTAAAGAAGAATATCAAGAAGTTACTGTTTGTCCTAAGTGTAATGGTGCTTTTGTAGATATGTGGAAGTTAGAGAAGTACAAACAACATATCAATCAACACAAAGAATGTGAACATAAATATCGATTGATGGATAGTAAAACAACACAGATACAAGCTGATAATAGCCAAGTATCTATCCATATCTTGGGTAGTTTCTATTGTGAAAAATGTCTTGATATTCAATTCCGTGGAAAGATTGAGGAAGGAGAAAAGAAAAGATGCAATTAACTAAACTTGAGAAGGCTGTTGCTCTTAGTATTATTTTTAATGCCATTGATAATAAAGAGTTGATTGGACATGTAAGCAAGGAAAAGATATCAGAAGTAGTTGAAGTATTTGTGGAGTTAAAAGAAGATACAACACCAGAGGAAGAAAAGGAAACTCATATAAATGTAATTAATAAATTAATTGATTGTTTATTAAATGATAGTGACTTATACAATGTAATTGGTGTAAATGAAGCTTCATCTATTCTTAATGTAACACCTGGTCATATCAAGAACCTTTGTGCTCAAGGAAAGATTGTATCAAAGAAGATCGGCAATACATGGGTGATTGATAGATCAGGGTTAAAAGGAGACTGATAGAATGCTATGGTTATTAGCTTATCTTATTGTAGGTATGATATACACTTCTTCTGGGATGTATTCAACTGTACTTAAGTTGTTAAAAGATGATAAAGGTGATCCGAATAAAGAGATGATTACATTTGTGGTAACGTTAGTTCTTATTTGTATCTTCACACTAGTGTGGCCAGCAATAGCAACAATGAAGATAGCTGGTAAGTTTCATAAGAAGAAAGAGTTTGAGAAGTAACTATGAAAGAATACAAAACCAAACAACAGAAGCGTAAGTTCTATGATAGTGGTGAATGGAAACAGATACGAGAACAAGTAAAGAAGAGAGACAACTATGAATGCCAAGAGTGTAAGCGCAATGGTAGTGTTCGTGTGGACACCAATGAATACAGTGAGAGTGCAAAGCGTAAGAAGATTCAGCTCGTTGTCCATCATATAAAAGAACTAGAACATCATCCTGAACTTGCATTAGAAATAGATAACTTAGAAACAGTCTGTGTGGATTGCCATAATAAAGAACACGGTAGAGTGTTTGTTAAAAAGATAAACAAATGGGAAAACGATGAAAAGTGGTAAAAATGGTTCGGTAATAATACCCCCCCTTAAATAATTTCATGAAAAATTCGTCTTAGGGGCACCGGAGGAGGGGCTCGTTTTTCCAGATTTTTGAGCCATATCGCATAGGACCCCTACCCAGTATGAAAATATGATTGAATCGAGGTGATAGTATGGCGGACATTGATGAGCGTGAGTTGCTAGTTAACAAAGAAAAAAATCGTTTGAAAAGACTATTTAAAGACATCCCACCTAGTAAGTTGAAAGTAGTTGAAGGATTAATTATTCAGGCAGCAAGATTACGAGTTTTATTGAATGAGATGTGGATGGATATATCTGAGAATGGTGATTATGAAATGTTCTCACAATCTGATAAAACAGAGCCGTATGAAAGAGAACGGCCTGTGGCCCGGCTATATAATACCCGTGATCAATCATATCAAAGGGTCATTAAACAGCTAACAGATTTGTTGCCAGAAGGAAATAATAAAAAAGAAATTAAGAAGTATTCGGCAAGTGATTTAATATGATTGTTCATAAGTATGTAAGTGAATATATAGAACTATATGAGACGGGAACAGTGGTATTAAACAAAGAACGTATCATGCTTATTCATTATTTAAAGCAAGATATATTAACCCGTAATGATCTACATTTTGATATGGATTTAATTCATAAATGTGTAACTTTCATAGAAAAGTGGCATTTTAAATTAAATTCCTTTCAAAAATTTTTAATAGCATTTGTGTTTTTGTTTGATGAATATGAGGATGTTTATTTTGATCAGCATTTCTGGATGATGGCAAGGGGTGCTGGTAAAAACGGTTTGATTAGTGCGTTGACACATTTCTTTATTAGCGAATTGCACGGTATTGAGCATTACAACGTATCAGTAGTTGCTAATACAGAAAGGCAGGCAAAAACATCTTTTATAGATGTTTTTGAAAAGAATAAAAAGCATGAAATATTAGACGAGCTATTTGTATCAACCAAACAATTGATAACGAATAAAGCGACTCGTTCGACTTTTGAATTTCATACATCAAATGCAGGAAGTAAAGACTCATTAAGAGATGGATGTGTCATTTATGATGAGATACACAGATATGAAAATAGCGATGTTGTAGAAGTATTCTCTAGTGGTTTAGGTAAAGTTCCTAACTCTAGGGAATTTTTTATTACCACAGATGGATTTGTTCGTGAGGGATATCTTGACAAAATGAAAGAAAGAGCTATGAATATCCTGAAAGGGAAAGAAAAAGAAGATAGATTGTTTCCTTTTATTTGTAAGCTTGATAATCCTGAAGAAGTAGACAATCCAGATATGTGGGAAAAAGCAAATCCGATGTTTAGTAAGCCTATGAGTCAATATGCTAGAGGGTTATTTAAAAAAGTTATGCGTCAGTATAAAAACCTTGAAAATGATCCATCTAACAGAGAAAATTTCATGACAAAAAGAATGAATTGGCCAGAAGTAGATTTAACAAAGGCTGTAGCCCCATGGGAGGAAATCATGCGTACAGGGTATGAAGAAGATGGGGAAACATTAAGGGAAATACCAGATTTAACACATAAAGTTGCTGTGGGTGGTCTTGATTATGCTGATATTAAAGACTTTGCAGCAGTTGGATTGTTGTTTAAATATAAAGGGAATTATATCTGGAAAACTCACTCCTTTGTACGTAAAGGCTTCTTGGATAAAGTGAAGTTAAAAGCTCCTATTTATGAATGGGCTGAAAATGGGTTACTAACTATTGTAGATGAACCAGTTATCAATATTTCTCACATTGTAGATTGGTTTGTGGAAATGCGGGAAATATATGGGGTTAGTACAATAGTAGCTGATAATTATCGTTTAAGCCTAGTTAAGATGGCTCTCGAAGCGGAAGGCTTCACATTACTATATATTCGCAGCCCAAGAGCTATTCATTCGCTTTTAGCTCCACGTGTTGAAACATTATTTGCAAATGGACAAATTATCTTTGGTGACAATCCATTAATGCGTTGGTACACCAACAACGTTTACGTTCATATTAAAAAGGATGGCAATAAAGAGTACTTAAAAAAAGATGAATTTAAGCGGAAAACGGATGGATTCCAAGCTTTTATTCACGCTTTATGGCAAGCTGACAACATTCTTGAAGAAGAAGTTGAGTTTATGCTACATGAAATAGATTTTTAAGGGGGTGATTGCAATTGGCTGGCTTGATAATGTGTTTAACAAGAATAAAGAATTAGATTATATGTACGATGATGATATAGTTTCAGAAACTTCAAATAGGGTTCATATGAAGCGATTAGCTGTAGAAACATGTGTATCTTTTTTAGGGAGAACAATTAGTCAATCGGAGTTCAGAGTTAAAAATGGTGATGAATTTTTAAAAGATGAACTGTATTATCGATTGAATGTTAGACCGAATAAGAATATGACAGCAAGCACTTTCTGGGAAAAGTTAATTCGTAAATTAATTTATGAAAATGAGTGTTTAGTCATTCAATCTGATGATAGCGACTTACTTATTGCTGATTATTTTCAACATAATGAGTTCGCTGTATTTGAAGATACTTTTACAAATGTAATAGTAAAAGATTATGAGTTTAAGCGTTCATTTAAACAAAGTGAAGTAATTCATTTGAAATATCGAAATGATAAGCTGTCGCCACTAATTGATGGCTTGTTCACTGATTATGGCGATTTATTTGGGCGGATATTAAGTTCTCAAAAACGTAAAAATCAAATTCGTGGTGTAGTAGATATAGAGGCTCAGACGGCAAAGTCCGAAGAAGGTCGAGGGAAATTGCAAAAGTTCGTTGAGAAAATGTATAAATCATTTGGAGAAAAAGATATTGCAATTGTGCCTCAACAACCTGGTTTTAAATTCAGTGAGACGTCTTCTGGTGGTGGAAGTTCTGGGCAAAGTGTGGAAGAAATCAATAAAGTAACAAATGGTTTTTTAAATCAAGTCGCAATGGCTATTGGAATCCCAACAGCTTTGTTATATGGAGAAATGGCTGATGTGGAGAAGCAAACAAAAAATTACATGCTCTTTACAGTGAAACCTTTGTTAAAAAAGATTTCAGATGAAGCAAACGTGAAGTTTTTCGAAATGAGAGAGTATCTTGAAGGACAAAAAATTGAAGTGAAGGCCGTTTCTTATCAAAGTATTTTTGATCTTGCGACAAGTATCGACAAACTCGTTTCCTCAAGTGCATTTACTGGAAATGAGATTCGATTAGAAGTTGGATATGAATACTCAGATGATCCAAATCTCAATATCCATCATATTACGAAGAACTACAAAAAATTAGATGAATCCGAAGGAGGTGAGAAAGAAAATGACGGTGAAAATTGACGTGAAAGGCCCAATTATTTCTAATGATGAGGCTTGGATTTATGATTGGTTTGAAATGGATGCTACAAGCCCAGGTAAGATTTCAAAAGAACTTGATAATGCGAATGGTGAGAGTTTAATTGTCTCAATTAATAGCCCAGGTGGTTACGTAGATGAAGGTTCAGAAATTTACACGGCATTAAAAAATTATTCTGGGCATGTGGAAGTTCAAATTGTCGGATTAGCAGCAAGTGCAGCTTCTGTAATTGCGATGGCTGGTGATAAAGTTCGAATTTCTCCAACAGCAAAAATCATGATTCACAATGCTGCTAAGTGGCATGGTGGAGATCATCGTGACATGGAAAAGGCGGCCGAGATGTTGAAAATAACAGATCGAGCAATTGTGAATGCCTACGTCATTAAAAGTGGTAAATCAGAAGAAGAACTACTTAATATGATGGCTGAAGAAACTTGGATGGGTCCACAACAAGCATTAGAAAACAATTTTGCAGATGAAATCATGTTTATGGAGAATCAGGTTAAAATGACAGCTTCAACGGCTACTGCTGCCATGCTTCCACAAAAAGTAATTGATGGTTTTAGAAATGGAACAATGAACAAGGGCCAAGGAATTACAAAAGAAGATTTAAACGCTGCACTATTAGGACTAAAAAACGAAATTCTGAATGATTTACAAACAAATACAAATCCAAAAGAGCCTATTCAAGAACCTGTTAATACAAAACAGAATTTGAGTACGCTCTTTTTAAATTTAGGAGGAAAATAAAATATGGTTATTAAATTTAATAATTTTGAAGAAAAGAAACTAGCATTTGCGAAAGCAACACAGGAGGGAACTCCAGAAGAACAAACAGCAGCATTAAATTCTATGATTGGAGCACTTGCTACAGATGTACGAGCAGATATTTTAAATCAAGTAAATGAATCAATGGTAGATCGTTCTATTATGCAGTCTCGTGGCGCTAATGTATTAACAAGTGATGAAATGAAATTCTTTAATGCAGTAGTTGAAGAAGGTGGATTTAAGTCTACTGAAACTTTACCTAAAACAACTCAAGAACGTATTTTTGATGACTTAGTTGAAGATCATCCTTTCTTACAACATATTGGTTTAGAGAATTTAGGTGCAGTAACAGAATTCGTTTATGGAGATCCAGAAGGGGCTGCGGTATGGGGGCCATTATTTGATGGTATTAAAGGTCAATTAAATGCTACATTCCGTAAAGATAGCATTTCACAACTTAAATTAACGGCATTTATTCCATTAGCGAATGACATGTTAAAACTTGGTCCAGTATGGGTAGAACGATATGTTCGCACAATGATTACAGAAGCGATGAAAGTAGGCTTAGAACGTGGATTTGTAGCTGGTACAGGCAAGAATGAACCTATTGGGTTATTAAAAGATCCAAGTGGAAGTGTTGTTGGCGGAGTGTATCCAGATAAAAAGCCAGTAGGTACTTTAACATTTGAACCAGGTCGTAAAACAATCAATGAATTAAAAGGCGTTGTTAAATTGTTAGCTAAAAAATTAAATGCTGATGGTTCAGATGCAGATCGACCAAAAAATATTGCTGGTAAAGTAGTTATGGTAACTAATCCGTTTGATACTTTTGATATTCAGGCAAACGCGACAATTCAAAATGCGGCCGGAGTATATGTAACTAGCTTGCCATTTAACCCAATCCTTACAGAATCAGTGTTTGTACCTCAAGGAAAAGTATTATTCTTTGTTAAAGGTCAATATGTTGCAGCAATGGGTGGAACAGAGCCAATCAAGAAGTATGAAGAAACATTAGCTTTAGAAGATGCAACTGTTTATATCGCTAAACAATATGCTACAGGTAAACCGAAGGATAAATACACTTCACAAGTTTATACACTGAAACTTGAAGAAGTAACGCCACCGACACAAGGATGATGTGAATGGAAACAGTAATTTCAGATGTAGTATTACAAGAATTTAAAGATAGGATGCACTTAGGGGATGAGGAAGATGATAATCTAAAGCGCATCCTTTCTACCTCTAACAAGGCATTACTTAGGGTTTGTGGGAATTATGATGTAAATAAAGACGAGGAGTTCAAAGAATTAGTCTTTGAACGTTCTCGTTATGTTTATAACGATGCATTAGAGTATTTTGACAAGAATTTTTTAAGTCAGATTAATAGTTTAGGTATCGATAAAGCATTAGAAGAAATTAAATTGGACGGTGATTAATATGCGTCCTTTTCAGTACAAGAAACCACTGAATACAGGTGATTGTAGAAATCGAATTATCATTGAGCAACCTGAAGTAATAAAAGATGATTTGAATCAAGAAGTTGAAACAGGCAATTGGCAAGAAGTAAAAAAAGCATGGGCAATGATAAAAACGGTAAAAGGTTCGGAGTACATTGAAGCTTCGGCTTCACAGTCCACGCGAATTTATCGGTTTGTTATTCCTTATACAACAGGTATTACAGAATTAATGCGAATTAAAATGAAGGATCGTATCTTTGATATTATTGAACCGCCAATGAATGATGATGAAATGTATCAAACATTGACTATTATCGCAAAGGAGCATACTTAATATGAATGATTTTGCGAGTGAGATTGCTAGAGAATTACAAAGATATGCGAATGTTGTGGAAGAAGAATTACTGACAGCGCAAGAAGAAGTTTCTGATGTTGCCGTAGAAAAATTAAAGCAGAAAAGTCCTAAAAAAACAGGTGCATATCGTAAAGGTTGGCGTAAGAAAAAAGAAGGCAATGGTGTTGTTATCCATAATACTCAAGGACAATTAACACACCTATTAGAAAAAGGACATGCGAAAGTTGGCGGTGGGCGTGTTCCGGCACAGGTGCATATCCGTCCAGTTGAAGAATATGTAATTGATGAATTGCCAAGACGTATTGAAAGGGCGGTTCAACAATGACGTTAGGTGAATTAACAAAAATCCTTGAGGCTACAGGTTATCCTGTGGCTTATTCGCATTTCACAGCAACGCCGACCAAGCCAGTTCCAGCGCCACCTTATATATGTTTCCTTGTGGATGGATCAGCAAATTTAATGGCTGATAACAAGGTGTATCACAAGATAGACGATGTAAATATTGAACTTTACACAACTAAAAAAGATTTAGTTGCAGAAGAAAAACTTGAAAAAGTCCTAGACGATCATGAAATTCCTTATGACTCATATGGGACTTTTATTGAATCTGAAAAAATGTATCAAAAAATTTATGAAACGAGGTTGATGTAGGTGAATAAAGAAAATAAAGTTACGTTTGGTCTGAAGAATGTACATTATGTTCCATATGATGTTCAAGACTTTTTAGTGAAATTTGGTACACCGATTCCATTGCCTGGTGGGGTTGAACTAACATTTGAACCGCGTGGTGATTTAATTGAATTCTATGCAGATGACATGCTTTATTACGCAGCAAGTAATAACCAAGGTTACGATGGAACATTAAGTATTGCTACTATCCCAGAAAAATTTGCTATCGATGCACTGGGTGAGGAATTAGATGAAACGGATGGCGTATTAAATGAATTAGCTGATGCAAAAGGAAAACCGTTCGCTTTATTATTTGAGTTTGATGGTGACGTGAACGCAACTCGACATGTTATGTATAACTGTTCAGCAAGTCGTCCAACACTTGCATCCAAAACAAAAACAAGTTCGGCTGAACCAAATACAAATGAACTGAAGTTTGTTTCTAGCCCAATTGTTTTAGTACCAGGTGGAAGACCAATGGTTAAAACGAAAACGACTGCTAAAACAACACAAGCAATTTACGATAACTGGTACAAAGAAGTGTACGTTAAAAAACCAGCAGCACCAAAAGGAGCGTAAGTAAATGGAAAAGACGATTACAATCGATGGAAAGCAAGTCAAATTAAAAGCTACAGCAGCAACAGTTAAGCGATATAAAGCACAATTCAGACGTAATTTATTTGCAGATTTGATGGGGTTAGGGGCAATTAATGCTTTAGCTTCATCAAATGGGACAGAACAACCTATTGATATGTCTAATGTCGATATGAGTAAAGTAGATTTTGAACTTATTTATGACTTAACGTGGTTATACGCTAAAACGGCTGATTCTAATATTCCTGATCCTATGACATGGCTAGATGGATTTGAAGAATTCCCAATTGAAGAAATTATGCCTGCGGTCATGGAATTAGTTCAGGTTACTATGGGAGCAAAAAAAAAATAAAGAAAAATAATGGAGAGCAAGGGACATTCAGTGATGAGGAATTTACTACTGAACTGTTTCTTGCTCTTTGTTATAAAGCGAAATTAACACGCTGGGATTTAGAAGATATGACAATTGGTGATTGTTTTGATTACATTGCTGAATTCGCTGAGCTAGAGAATCCAGATAAAGAAAAAGTTAGAAAGGCAAATCAAAAAGACTTCGATTCATTCTAAGAAAGGGGTGAGAAAATGGCAGGGAGAATTAAAGGGATTACGATAGAAATTGGTGGTAACACTCAGCCGTTACAAAACGCTCTAAAAGATGTTAATAAACAAAGCGATTCTTTAGCTAAAGAACTAAAAGATGTCGAGCGTTTGTTAAAGTTTGACCCTGGTAATGTGGAAGCATTAGCGCAAAAACAACAGTTACTTACACAGCAGATTGAAAATACAACGCAAAAACTAGATAAGTTGAAAGCAGCGGAACAACAAGTACAAGCTCAATTTCAAAACGGTAAAATTTCTGAAGAACAATATCGTGCATTCAGGCGTGAAATTGAATTTACAGAAGGATCGCTTAATGGTCTGAAAAATAAACTCGGAAACATGAAAGCTGAGCAAGAGAATGTAGCGAGTTCTACAAGGCAATTAGAAACATTATTTAGAGCTACAGGAAAAAGCGTTGATGATTTTGCAGGAGCATTAGGAAATCGTCTTGTGAATGCAATTCGAAATGGAACAGCTACAAGTCGACAGTTAGAGCAAGCGATTGGAATTATTGGCCGTGAAGCATTAGGCGCAGAAACTGATATAGAGAAATTACAAAGAGCTCTTCGATCTGTGGATGCTGGAAATTCCATACGGCAAGTACAAAATGAGTTAAGAGAATTACAACAAGAAGCTGGTAGAACCGAAAAGAAGTTTGAAGGACTACAAGTAGGATTAGAAAACGTTATTGGTGGATTAGCGGCTGGTGGCGGAATCGCAACAGCTATTGAAAAAGCGATGGATATGTCAAAATTAAAAACAAAGATCGATATTACATTTGATGTTCCGGAGTCCTCTAAAAAATCAGTAGAGGAAGCTATTAGAGGTGTTACCGCTTATGGTGTTGATGCAGAAGCATCTTTAGAAGGGGTCCGTAGGCAATGGGCTTTAAATAAAGATATAAGTGATGAAGCGAATGCAGCAATCGTTAGGGGAGCGGCAGCAATTTCAGCTTCTTATGAAGGTATAGATTTTACAGAATTAATTCAAGAAACATATGAAATAGGAAATGAATTAGGGATAACGCAAGATAGTGCTCTTGGTATGGTTGATGCGTTGTTAAAAATGGGCTTTCCACCAGAACAGCTAGACATCATTGCTGAATATGGTAGTCAACTAACCCGTGCAGGCTTTAAAGCTGAGGAAGTCCAAGCAATTATGGAAGCAGGCGTTGAAACAGGTAGTTGGAATATTGATAATCTCTTAGATGGGCTTAAAGAAGGTAGGGTTAAATTAAATGAATTCGCACAAGGAGCTGACAAAGCTTTAAAAGAAGCACTTGATGGTTCTGGTATTGCAACTGAACAAATAGAAAAATGGGGTGCATCTGTCGCTAAGGGTGGAAGAGATGGTGCCGCAGCGATGGTAGAAGTAGCTAAAGCTATTGATGGAATAGAAGACCCAATTAAGAAAAATCAAGTTGGGGTTAAAGTCCTAGCCACTATGTTTGAAGACCAAGGGCAAAATCTAACAAACACTTTAATAAGGTCTTCAGAAAAAACAGTAGACTTACAGAAGAATCAAGATAATCTAAATGAATCAGTTAAAAAATTAGATACAAACCCAGTTGTAAAGTTCCAAAAAGCAATGGGAGATTTACAAATGGCTCTTGAACCTATACTAGGGGTAATTGCTGATGTTGTTGCTAGTATTGCTGATTGGATTTCTAATAATCCAGAATTAGCAGCGACATTAGCAGCTGTTGCAACGGCTATTGGGGTAATTTCAGGGGCACTTATGGCAATTGCACCAATAGTTGTAGCTGTCATGGGTGTATTTGAAATCGGAGCCGCCGCCGCACTAGGCATAGTTGCCATAGTTCCTATTATCATAGCAGCTATAGTTGCTCTAGGAATTGCCATTTATCAAAATTGGGATTCTATAAAACAGTGGACAATAGATACATGGAATTCTATTAAGGAATATTTAATAGAACTTTGGGACGGTATTGTTCAATCCTCTAGCGATGCATGGAATTCATTTTTAGAAACAATGCATTCATTCTTTGATCCAATAGGCCAGTTTTTTAGTGATTTATGGACGGGAATAGGGCAAATATGTAGTGATACGTGGAATTCTATTGTTGAATTCTTTTCAGGAGCTTGGGCCTCATTCACTGAAATGATGCATAGTTTCTTTGATCCGATAGGTGAATTCTTTAGTAGTCTATGGTCCGGAATTGTGGAAACAGCTTCCTCTTGGTGGACTTCTTTAACTGAAACAGCGTCTGAATTGTGGGGATTATTAACGCAAGCATGGCAAGAAACCTGGGATACGATTCTTACTGTGTTAGATCCAATTATTTCGGCAGTTTCTACCGTTTTAGAAGCTGGTTGGTTGTTAATACAGGCAGGTGCACAAATTGCATGGGCAGCAATCTGTCAATACATTATCCAACCAATCCAGGAAGCTTACGACTGGGTAAGTACACAAATCGGTGAAATGGTCACTTGGCTTGGTACACAATGGGAAATTGCGAAAGCTATGGCGCAAATCGCTTGGGGACTATTTAAGCAATATATTATTCAACCTGTCATAGATACTTGGAACTTAGTAAAAGAAAAGTTTGGCGATTTAGTTTCTTGGCTAAATTCGAAATGGGAAACAGTTAAATCATATACTTCTGCAGCGTGGAATTTAGTAAAACAATATGTCATTCAGCCTGTTCAGGAATTGTGGAACGCAACAAAAGAAAAGTTAAATGATTTATCCAATTGGATATTAGGAAATTGGGCGAAAATAAAAGGGTATACACTTGAAGCTTGGAAGATGGTTTACACATATATCGTTGAACCAATTATTTCAGCTTATAATTCTGCAAAAGAGAAATTCAATGATATGTACAACACAGCACGGGAAAAATTTGATTCTGTAAAGAATGCAGCTCAAGAAAAATTTGAAGCAGCTAAACGTTTTATTATTGATCCAATTAAAGATGCAGTTGACAGCGTAGAAAAATTTATTGGGAAGATCAAGAGTTTCTTTAGTGACTTGAAGTTAAAGATTCCTAAACCTGAAATGCCACCTCTTCCACACTTTAGCTTGCAAACTAGTACGAAAAATGTCTTAGGGAAGGATATTACGTTCCCTTCTGGACTCAATATAGATTGGCGTGCAAAAGGTGGTATCTTCACTAAACCGACTATCTTCGGAATGAATGGTGGCAACCTACAAGGTGCAGGAGAAGCCGGCAAAGAAGCGGTTTTACCTTTGAATAAAAAGACACTTGGAGATATTGGTGCAGGAATCGTAGCAGCCATGCCAAGACAACAATTTGCTGTATCAGGAGAAATAAACCAATTAGTGGATGATATGAGCCGTATGATGGCTAGTTCCGCAAGTCAATTAGCAGGATTAAAGACCGTTATGAGTGGTGTGTATGGAAGTATGTCAAACAGTAGACAAGCCATGACAAATAGTGTATCAAATCAAGTAATTAATAATTCTTTCGGATCATCTGGAGGCGGAGTAATTCCAATGCTTGGTGGTGATTTAGTTGTGGAAGTACCTGTTAGTTTAGAAGGAAGAGACGTGGCGCGCGGTACTTATCGTTATACAACCGAGTATCAAGAAAGAGAAGCAAAAAGAAACTCAGACTTTTAGGTTTGGGTTTCTTTTATTTTATAAAGAAATGAGGTGTCAAAATGAGCTCTTTTACATTTAACAATCAACGAAAAGAATATATTCAAATAGAAAAAGGATGGAGTCCACCAACATGGGCACCTCTAAAACGTAATTTCTTAAAAACACCTGGATATCCAGGTGCAAGATTATTAGGAACGGATACAGATCCTCGTCCACTTCCTGTTCCTGTAGGAATTATCGTTCCAGATAGAACAGATTTAGAAACGTTAAAAGAAGAAATAGCAGCATGGTTAATTACAGAAGAAGCAGTCGAGCTAGTATTTGATGCAACTCCTGACCGAACATATTTAGCTATAATTGATGAAGATTTTAATCCTGATGATTTCGTTACGTTAGGTAAAGGTACTTTGAAATTTATTTGTCCAATGCCTTATAAATTAGGACCTACTCGAACAGTAGATTTTCAAACAGGTGCGCTTGGGTTAACAGCAAATGTTCAAAACAAAGGAACCGTTCATTCTAATCCTATTATCGAGGTTAACATTACGAAACCAAACACTTTTTTAGATGTATGGTTCGGCGGAGTATCCTTAAGTGATCGAGATTATTTTCGTATCGGTATGCCACTTAAAACTGTAGAAAAGCCTGTAGAAAGGAATCAACGTATCGTATGGGATGAAATGGCTACTACGGTCGGATGGAGTAAAGTCAGCGCAATGGAAGATGGTGAGCCAGTCGGTGAAATGAAATCAGATAAATATCAATTTTATTGTTCTGATTTTGGTACTGGAACAGCTAAAGGATGGCATGGTGCAGCTGTTAAAAAGAGTATACCTGGTGGTCCAGTACAAGATTTTATTATGCAAGCCTACGTAACTTGTAAGAGTAAGAAAATCAATGAAATGGGACGAGTTGAGATAGCAATACTCGATGAAAATAGTAAGGTACTTTCAAAAATTGCTATGAACGATCTCTATTGGCAAGCTGAACAAAATTTTGGAACGATGGTTATTGGATACGATAACAAGCCAGGGAAAACAGGGTTGATTTATGAGAGCGGTGATTATCCAAATACATGGAATCAATATTTTGGTCGATTATGGATAGCTAGAACAGGGAATGTGTGGGAAGCGTATATTTCGAAATTTCTTCCAGGGACAGAAAAAGATGATTCAGAACGTTTTGCACGATGGACAGACGAAAATAACTATCATATGGAAAAAGCAGCTCAAATACAGATTAGTATTATGCAATGGCAAGATGTACCGCCAGTAGAAGCGATGTCTGTTAGTGATTTAAAGTTTTGGAAAGTAAATTTAAATACCAAAAATAAACCGCCTTATATAGTAGATGTGGGCGATAAAGTTGTAATTGATACAGAAAATAGTCATGTAACGATTGAAGGGAAGGATGCAATTAATATTAAGGACTTTTTCAGTAATTTTCCTGTCATTAATAAAGGTATGCATACACTAGAAATCATGCCTCCTGATATCGGAACAGCAAAGGTTAAATATAGGGAGCGGTTTAGATGAGAACACCAAGTGGAATCTTACATATTATTGATTTTAAAACGAGTCAAACCGTTTCAGCTATACAACCAAAAGATTATTGGGATGATAAACGTCATTGGGAAATCAAGAATAATATCGATACTTTAGAGTTTAAAGTATTTGATAACACGAAATATGCAGCAACACTTATGCAACAAAACTTAGTATTAAAAGAAGTAAGGGATGGGCGTATTGTTCCCTATGTAATCACTGAAGTAGAAAAGGACCCAAACGATAGATCCGTAATTACTTACGCATCGGGTGCATGGATTAATCTTGCTAAAGATGATTATATTCGTCCACAGAAAATTGAAGGCAAGACAGTAAATGAATTTATGGATATTGCTCTCGTAGGTACAAAATGGAAGCGTGGTAAAACGGAGTACGCTGGATTTCATTCTATGACTATTGACGAATTTATAGATCCATTGAGTTTCTTAAAAAAGATTGCTTCCCTATTTGAACTAGAAATTATATACCATGTTGAAGTGGCTGGTTCTCAAATTGTAGGTTGGTATGTAGACATGGTGAAAAAAAGAGGAAGAGAAACCGGAAAGGAAGTCACGTTAGGTAAAGATTTAGTTGGAATTAAGCGTATTGAAAACTCACAAAACATTTGTACCGCTTTAATTGGTTTTATCAAAAAAGAAGGCGGAGAAGTTCTCACTATCGCAGATATAAACAAAGGTATGCCATATATTGTGGATAACGATGCTTTTCAACGTTGGAACGAAAAAGGTAAACATAAATTTGGATTTTACACACCAGAAACAGAACAAGATATAACACCAGAACGTTTATTGACTCTTATGAAAACAGAATTAGCAAAACGTGTGAATACCTCGGTTTCTTATGATGTTCAAGCACAAAGTATAGGGCGTGTATTTGGACTAGCTCACGAGTTAATCAATGAGGGAGATACAATTCGAATTAAAGATACTGGATTCACACCTAAGCTTTATTTAGAAGCGAGAACAATCGCTGGCGATGAATCTTTTACCGATCCTACGCAAGATAAATATGTGTTTGGTGATTATCGCGAAATTACTGATCCAAACGAAGAACTACGAAAGATATATAATCGTATTCTTAGTTCACTAGGAAGTAAGCAAGAACTGATAGATCAGTTAGATAAATTAGTGAAAGATGCAAATGAAACAGCTAATAATGCTAAGAAAGAATCCGAAGCGGCGAAAACATTGGCTGAAAAGGTTCAAGAGAATCTTAAAAATAACACGGTAGACATCATTGAAGCTAAGAATCCACCGACCACGGGACTGAAACCTTATAAAACACTTTGGCGTGATATTAGTAATGGAAAGCCTGGTATTTTGAAAATATGGACAGGCGCAGCTTGGGAATCGGTTGTACCAGATGTTGAATCTGTTAAGAAAGAAACACTTGAGCAGGTTAATAAAGATATTGAGTCCACAAAAACAGAATTAAACCAAAAGGTACAAGAAGCACAGAATCAAGCTACAGGACAATTCAATAAAGTACAGGAAGGTTTACAAGGTTTCAGTCGTACAATTTCTAATATCGAAAATAAACAAGGTGAAATCGATAAGAAAGTAACTCAGTTTGAACAGGATTCTAATGGATTTAAAACTTCTATTGAATCGTTAACTAAAAAAGATAATGAAATTAGCAATAAATTAAATATAGTCGAACAAACTGTAGAAGGTACAAAGAAGACTATTTCTGATGTGCAGCAAACAACAAATGAGCTTAAGAAAACAACAACTGATATTAAAGAAGAAGCTGGGAAAATCTCAATAAAGTTAGAACAGGTTGAGGCTCGTACTGTAGGTGGTGAAAACTGGCTAATCAATACAGGTCCAAACGAAAGACCTCAAACAATCGGGATGATCGGTGGCGCGGTATTGAATAAAGTTACATCATTTGTTCAGCCTGGCGAATACGTAGCGATTGAATGTCAAGATCATACAGATGCCTTTTATCAATTCCATCTAGATAATACTAAGATAGGAGACTTTGAAAAAGGGAAAGATATAACAATATCTTTAGACATTCAAAATGATGTTCTTTTAGATTTTATTTTATTCCAATACATCAACGGATCGTGGAGTGAGTCAGTACAAAAGCCTGTGCCAGCTAAAGACTGGCGTCGTGAGTCATGGACGTTTAAAATCGATGTTCGTGCTACTGGTTGGGGATTTAGAATTCGTTTTGCTAGAAATGAAGCATCTAAAGGGAAAAGGTTCCGTTTCAAGAAAGCTAAACTCGAAAAAGGATCTGTTCCAACAGACTTCAGCAAATCAACATATGAATTAGAGCAAAGTGTGGATGGTGTAAAATCTACTGTAACTAAGGTGCAGGATAACCAAGCCGGATTCGAAAAACGCATGACTACAGTAGAACAAACAGCAACTGGATTATCTTCCACAGTGAGCAATTTAAATAATGTAGTATCAGATCAAGGGAAAAAGCTTACTGATGCAAATACAAAACTCGAACAACAGGCAACAGCAATCGGTGCAAAAGTGGAGCTTAAACAAGTAGAAAATTATGTTGCTGGATTTAAGATACCTGAGTTGAAGCAAACAGTCGATAAAAATAAACAAGATTTGTTGGGCGAATTAGCTAACAAACTTGCGACTGAGCAATTTAATCAAAAAATGACTATGATTGATAACCGCTTTACTATCAATGAACAGGGTATAAATGCTTCAGCCAAAAAGACAGAGGTATATACAAAAGAGCAAGCAAATGGGCAATTTGCAACATCATCTTATGTAAGAGATATGGAAACCCGTCTTCAGTTAACGGAAAAAGGCGTTAGTATATCTGTAAAAGAAAACGATGTAATCGCAGCATTCAATATGAGTAAAGAAAACATTACTTTGAATGCTAACAGAATTAACTTAGTAGGTTTTATTACAGCAAATCATATCAAAGGACAAGTTTTAGAAGGAGTAACACTTAAAACGAGTGGAAATAGATTTGTTGAAATAAATAAGCAAGACATGAAGATTTTCGATGCAGATAGGCCGCGTGGTTATATAGGATTTATGGAAGCAAATGACGGAAGTATTCAACCTTCATTAGTCCTTGGTTCTGATAATAGAAAATACGCCGGCACAGGATCGTTTTATATTTATCAAGTCATGCCGCGAATTAATGGAGTCGATCAACCTTCTAAAGCGTATGCAACATTTGGGATTTCTAAAGGAGAAAATGCAGAAGGCACTAATATATGGTCATCTTATATTAATATGCAGAATGACGGTGGACATCTTTATGCATATGCAGCCGGAAGATTATACTTTGATAATTTGAATGACATTGTTTTTAACTCAGTGGGATGGGCTCGAGGATACGGGAAGTTTATAGTGACAACCACAGAGCCACATTATTTTAAAAATGACTATGGTGAGTTTCATTTTGATAGAAAAAGTACTGGTAACAGTATATACTTCGTCAATGGCGTTAATGATCATGATTTAAACATAGGAAGATTAATGCTAAGAGCAAGTCTTGTATCAGGCTATGATATGAATTTACAAATTAAAGATGTGTATGGTAATGGATGGCGAGATATAGAATTAAGAACGCTGCGAGCGCAAGAAAATGTAAATGCCAATGGTCAAATGTGGGCGAAAGCATTTAATCCTACATCAGCTAGGAATATGAAAGAAAACATAAAAGATATTCCTTTCTCAGCTCTTGATAAAATCATGAGTTTAGCTATCAAACAGTACAACTTCAAGGACGACATGTATGATCTGTATCAAATGCGTGTGAACAAGCCGGAAGAACAAACAGAACCATATACAACAAAAGAAATTGAAACGTATTTCGGTATGATTGCAGATGATACGGAAGATATATTTACAGATAAAGAGAAACGGGCCATTAATTTATATAATACTGTTTCAATCTTTATTGCAGCTTTCCAACAGCAGTATCATCAATTTAACGAAGAGTTAACTACTGTTAAAAGTGAGAATAAACAACTAAAAGAGCAAGTTGTAACACTGACAAACGATGTGTCTACATTAAAAGAATTAGTACAAAAATTAATAAATGAAAAGCCAGAGCAGCCATAAGCTGTTTTTTATTTTGTATAAAATACGGTTTTTAGAGACAAATGTATGATAACCTGCTTTTTATTTTTAGAAAAAGTTTATGGTGGGGTTCTATGATGACACGATTAGAACAGGTACTGAGTATAAAGAAAGGGCGACTGTAAGCGGAGTGTAAATGGTTCAAAATATTAACGAGCAGATTTGATGCATGGCAAGTTATCTTTGTAAAAGAACCGAACATTAAGATTAATAAAAAGTGATTTAAAAACGTTACTCTTGATGTCAATTAAATCACTAATATTAATTAATCTTATGAATTTACGTTTTCATGATTCCCTAAGTTTGAATCATAATGATTATTTTCTGAATGATCCTGAGCACTTTTCATAGACGCTGTAATAAATGCGGTTGTCATTACGGCATTCATCCAGTCAGCTTCAGCATCATTAGTATTTGTTCCTGAATCGTTATGATTACCATTTTTTTGTATTGAGTAAGGATTTTTTAATTCTTTTTTAATAGATTTGTAATCTTGTTTCTTCCTGTCAAAACGCTTCATAATTATTAATAACATCAAGCATACAATGAAGACTATTAAAGAGAAAATTATACTTTCCATGTGCACACCCACTTTCTACTTTATACAATAACAAATAAAACGGTACAATAATAGATTATAAGGGGATTCTTAAAAGTAATACTATTCTGAATAGAATGCGGTTTTTGTTTTGAAATTTCTGCGAAATATTCACCATAAATAAGGTTGTCTCATATCATGTAGAGATTGCTTTATTAAGATTTTAAAAGGATGTGAATATATTGGAAGATGTATATGTAAAAATCGACAGTTTAAAAGCAGAACAAAAAGAAATTATGCGAGATATTCGTAATTTAGAAACTCGCACAACAATTAATGAGAAAGACATCACCACAATTAATAAGCAATTAGAAAAGATTAGCATGAATACAACTTGGATTTTACGAATCATTATTAGTGCAATCACTATGTCAGTTTTGGGTTTAATATTAAAAGGGATGATTTAATATTATTAAAATAAAAGTACTTATTGAGAGAGGGACAAGCGTCTCTCTTTTTTATTGTAAATAAGGAGATGAAAAGATGGATCGTATTGATGTATTAATGAAAGCATTTATCGCTACATTTGGCGGATTTTGTGGGTATTTCTTGGGAGGATGGGATGCAACATTGAAAATCTTAGTGACGATGGCAGTTATTGATTATTTAACTGGCATGATTGCAGCAGGATATAACGGAGAATTAAAAAGTAAAGTTGGTTTCAAAGGCATCGCCAAAAAGGTGGTGCTTTTTCTTTTGGTCGGAGCGGCCGCTCAACTAGATTCAGCAATGGGAAGTAACAGCGCAATCCGTGAAGCGACTATTTTCTTCTTCATGGGCAATGAGTTACTTTCACTTTTAGAAAACGCTGGTCGTATGGGGATTCCCTTACCTTCAGCATTAACAAATGCAGTTGAAATTTTGGGTGGAAAACAAAAACAAGAAGAGAAAAAGGAGATGTTCAATAATGGAAATTAGAAAAAAATTAGTTGACCCAAGTAAATATGGTACAAAGTGTCCTTATACAATGAATCCAGAATTTATTACAGTTCATAATACGTATAATGATGCTACAGCACAAAATGAAGTAGCTTATATGATTCGTAATGACAACCAAGTTTCGTTTCATATCGCGGTAGATGATAAGGAAGCTGTACAAGGTCTACCGTTAGATCGTAATGCATGGGCTTGTGGTGATGGAAATGGTTCAGGTAATCGTAGATCTATTAGTGTAGAAATTAGTTATTCTTTAAATGGTGGAGATCGATATTATAAAGCGGAAGACAATGCAGCTATCGTTGTAGCTCAACTCATGAAACAGTTCAATATTACAATTAGTAAAGTTCGTACACACCAATCATGGAGCGGGAAGTATTGTCCTCATCGTATGTTAGCAGAAGGACGATGGGATAGCTTCATTAAAAGAGTCCAAAATGCATACAATGGAGGTGGTAAAGTAACTCCTACACCTATTCCTCCGGCAAATAATGGGACAGGTATTGCGTATATTGAAGGGAATGGCGTTAACCTTCGTAAAGGGCCAGGTACTGGATACGGGGTTATTCGTCAATTAGGTAAAGGTGAGTCCTACGAAGTATGGGGACAATCAAACGGATGGTTAAACCTTGGTGGCGATCAGTGGACTTATAACGATCCATCATATATTCGTTATACAGGAGGGGATGCACCGGCACCTTCTAAACCTTCAAATGATGGCATTGGTGTAGTAACCATTACAACTGATGTATTACGAGTTCGTACTGGTCCAGGAACTAACTATGGCGTCGTGAAAAATGTGTACCATGGTGAAAAATATCAAACGTGGGGATATAGAGATGGTTGGTATAATGTTGGCGGCGATCAATGGGTTTCTGGTGAATATGTGAAGTTTGAAAAGTAAAACATATTACTATACAAAAGAATAATTTTATGAACAAATACAAAAGCCGTCCTGTTGGGCGGCTTTTATATTTTTGAAGCTAAATAATAGATAATAAATTTCTCAATATTTGAGCTTCTTTTAGGATGTATATTTAAGTAAAAGTAAATTTATAAAGGAAGGAATAAGGAACGATGGAAATAAAATCAAAAGAGTTAATAGCAACTGTAATACCTCGTGAAATTTTTAGTACTGAAAACCTTCCACACGGAACAAAGTTTTTAAAGTGGGAAGTTGAAAATGATAATCATAGTGAGCATATTAGCTTTGATGTAATGAAGAACGTATCTCAGGGAATGGGAAGTACGATATTCAGAGATGTTTTAAGTGGAAATCGAACAAATTTGATACGAAATAATAGCCTTTGTATTGCTAGTCCCAAGGGCTCTAATCTTCCTTTTCAGGTAAGTGTATATGCTATTGTTTTTTAG